GTGACTGCGATGTGATACTGCGTATTTCTACTACAGCACCTGGGTACCACCCCTGGCTAGTCAAGTTCGACCCTTCTGGTAAAGGCCTCTTCCTTGCACTATAAACAAAAGCTAATTACTCTTTTGTTGCTATATTAATAATATAACATTGTTATTAACAAAGAGCAATCACTTTGTTTACCAAAATATATAAAATGGAATTTTAGTCATAAAAAAAGGGCGAACAATTAAGTCCGCCCTTTCTAGTACTTCTATTTAAGACTATGTCTTAAGAGAATGTTACACCTGCGATAGTAACTGTACCTAAGTAGTCCGCCGCGTTACCTAGAGACGATGCTGTGTTTGATAACTCAACATATCCGTATCTAGTCATGAAGCTTACTACTGGCTCAAAGCTATCAGGGTCTAACACTACGCCACTGCTCATTAATGGAATGTATGGGCAGTAAAACGCTGGTGCGTCTGACTCTGAAGATCCTTTGTAACCAACTAGTACTGCTGTGTTATCAGCCGCATATGAATCAACATATACTTTCATAGCACTATTCAAAGTACCAACCATTTTAGTATTAGTTGGAGCTTCGAAAGAACCTTCAGTTGTTCTTGCGAACGCTGAAGTTGTTGCTGACTGAAGTACAGTTAATGCATGTGGCGATACCACTGCGTAGTTACCAGCACCACGTCTAGTACGCTGAGCGATAGTGTTTGCAACACGGTTGATCATTACAGCTAATGCCGCATGTTCGTCACCTACGAATGTTGCAGTACCACTTACAGCAGTCTGGTCGTATGCTTGTTGGTTTGTAGATCCTGCTAAAGCACGTAAAGAAGCTAATACTTCTTGATCAATCTCAGCAGTAATTTCTTGGGCTAATGCCGCCATAATTTCTGCTTCAATATCGATACCTTGCTGTGCTTGAGCATCTTGAGCCGCTTCAAAAGTCCATCTAGCTGATAGCTTTCTGGTTTTTGCTTCGACAGTTTGCTTTAAGATCTGGATTGATAATCTCTTACCAGCCGCACCTTCAAGAGCCGCTGTTGCAGATCCTTTTGGTGTTGCATCTGTAGCGTTACCTGAGTAAGCTGATGCGATCTTAAATGGTGAAAGTGCTTCTTCACCTACTTCGTTACCATCAGATGAATCTGAGTAACGTACTCTTAATGTGTGGATTTGACCCACTGGACCTGTCATAGGCTGTACACCGACTAATTCGTTGGCGATTACAGTTGGCATGACACGTCTGATTACTGGTAGGATAACTCTATTTAGAGTTGCAACATTACCGGCGCTTGTAGAACCAGCTGTAGCAGTCTCATTCAACCACTTGCGTGTGTTTTCAAGAGTGCTTGCCATTGTTGCTTTCTTATTGCCTTGAAGGCCTTCTAAAAGTGCAACTTTGGTATCCTGCCAGCGACTTTCTAGTAGTTCTGACATTATTTTCTCCTTATTTCAATCCTGCAAGTCGTCTAATGTCAACAATATTATTTGTTGATTCGACGCTTACACTACTAACGTTAGTTTTTCTATTGCCTGTGATTTCTTTTGCCTCTGACTCTGTCAATTTCGCCTTCTTCTTTTCCGGAGTCTTCCCGTCAATAACGGCAGTAATGTACTTGTCAAACGCACCTTTCAGTTTGTCCGTTTGTACACTTTCCAGTAAGTCATTCATAATCTCACGTTGATCCTTGCTCAAAGGACCAGTTAATTCGTGCATTACTTCTTTTCTCTTAGTCGCTTCAACTAATTTAGCAATCTCTGCTTCTTTAGATTCAATAATCTTCGACTTCTCAGCAACATCTGCTTTAGCTTCTTCAACTGTTTTGTCTTTCAACTCAACAACTTTCATTAGCTTAGATGTTTCTGATTTTTCATTTAAGTATGAGTTAGTATACTCACCCGCAAATGTTTCGAAAATCTTGCGACCAAAATCGTTTTTACGTGCTGAATCAATATCTTCTTTCAGTGCAGTAATTTCCTTTTTAAGGCCTTTACTTACTGTTTCAGTTACTAGTTCTGCACTTCTCTTAACAAAGTTAGCTTTAACTTTTGCTAAGTGATCTTTAGCTTCACGTACTAAACGTACTTTCGTTTCTGCTAAGTCTTTCTTATCTTGATGGAACTCTGCAATTTCTTTTGACAAAGCTTCTACTACAAATTCTTCAAGAGCACCAAATTTCTCTGATACAACTTTCTGATCTTCATGTAGTTCTCCAACTTCCTTCTTAAGCTGATCAAATACAAAGCCTTTTAGCATACCTGCGTTTTCACGCATTGCAACAGCGTATTTTGCTCTTGCTTCTGCTAATGCTTTTCTATCTTCAGCAAATTCGGAAATTTCTTCACTTAGTTTATCGTTGACTAATGCATCAACTGCTTCTACCATTTGAGCCTTATCATGCTCATACTTTGAAGCAAACTCTTCGCGAAGTTCAGCTGTGACAGCAAGTTTATTTTCATTAACTTGTTTGTCCCACGCTTCTTGGATGTCAGCTTTAATCTCTTCAGAAAGAACATTGTTTTCAAAAAGTGATTTTAGTGCTTCCAACATTATGGTCTCCTATTACCTTAGACCCTTGATGATATTCACCAAAGATTCTTTTAAATATTTTTGTGCCTTCGCGTCGCCTTGGACTTCTCTTGCTAATTCTAATGCCTTGTACCCCCCACGGGCGTTTATTAAATGCTCATATATTGGGGTTGGGTATGCACCCGGAGCACTTGGCTGTGCTACAACATCAACTGTAATAATCTCGTAGTCACTTACTTCGCCGGCACCGTCTTCACTTACGTTGCCTGACCCACGCGATGAAACACCTAGTTTAACTCCGCTTTCCAGCATTGTTTGAACTAGTTGTCCCATTGGCGTCGGTAATACTTTTAACTTGCCATAACCGTTTGGTCCATCCATCCACATATCTGTGATCATATGGCTTACACGGTCTAAGTTAATGTTAAGTCCTTCTGGGTGATCAACTTCTCCAAGAACACTATATCCTCCTGTGATTTGATCGTTGAGAGTTTTGACAGCTCTACCTATCTCAGTAACAGGGTAAACTCGCTGGTTTGCGTTTTTTACACCGCCCTGGATACAAATACCTTTAAGATAAAGATCTTTGCCTCCATTCTTGTTTTCAGTAGTCTCGACAACCATACCTGCTTGGTCGAATGTCAATGTCTCAGTTAAATTAAACACCTATAAGTTCCTTAACTATTAAGATCCGATAGTACTTTTACTATCAGTTCCACTTTCGCCTGCGCCTTTTTTCTCAGCGCCGTGGCCTTTTGAGTTAGCACTCATTGACTTTGAAGCTTTTCCGCCTGGTACGTTAACGTTCCCTGCGTTATCTTCTTTAGCCGAGTCAGCTTTCCCACCTTTTTCATCGCCACCTTGTGCAATGTTTCCAGCAGTTCCACCCATGTCGTTAGCGCCAGCTACTGGAGACTTAGTGTTATCACCGTTGTCGCCCATATTAGCTGTTACTTTTTCAACATACTCACGCATTTCAGTGTTGGCATCTTTTTTGCCTTCAAATGCTGGTGCTACTTCAAGATCGGCTTCAGGAGCAATAGCTTCTTCTGCCTCATCGTCATCACCTTCGTCGTCTCCAGCGTCCATATCCATTTCTGGTTCTGCATCGCCTTCGTCTTCGTCACCGTCTTTATCAGCCATCATAGCGTCAAATTCAGCTTTTAGGTCATCGAATGTATCTTCCAAATCAGTGACTCTGTCTTCAATGTCTTCGTCATCTTCTTTGTCACCTTCTTCGCTGTCTGCGGCAATATCTGCCATCATGTCATCAGCGGCATCGCCACCCATGTCATCTTCAGCTTCTGGTGTAATTTCGTCTACAAAGTTTTCGTCAACTTCTTCGTCTGAAGCTTCGTCTACTTCTTCATCAGTTGCTTCGTCTACTTCTTCGTCAGTAGCTTCGTCAACTTCTTCGTCAGTTGCTTCGTTAGTTTCTTCGTCGTTGCTTGACTCATCAACTTCTTCGTCAGTAGTTTCATCTACTTCTTCATCAGTTGCTTCGTCTACTTCAACTTCTTCTACGTCATCTTTTAATAAGTTTTCATAGATATCGCGTGATTTCTCAACTACGATTTCGTGGAACAATTCTTCTGCTCCCGCTTTGTCTTCAGCAATTAGCTTTTCAAGCATTGCTTCAAATTTATTTTGATTAGCCATTTTTTATCTCCTCCTGTTGTTTAGATACGATAAGCTGTCAGTTGTATTTATGGAAAATGATTAAAAGGGTGGTTAAACCGGTCAAAACGAGCCGATTTTACATTAAGATTGTAAATTCACGAATTTTTCAGTGAATTCAGCTACTGTAATATGGGATAGGTTACCTAAGGGTCTTAAATTGTCTGGGCAGTAATCATCCTTATTCTCTACTACACGTATATATCTCTTTCCAACATTTTTTTGAATTACTATTCCTGTTTGCCTGCTCCAATTGCCATGATATGTTGCTACTTCTTCGCTTCTTTTGTAGTTTTTTGTATTTGCATACAAATTATTAATTTTGCCTTCTATTCCTTCAAAATCAAAGCCTAGTATGTATATTTCGCTGTGTTGATGATCTGCACCATAAGATGCTAACCATAATGCTGTAGGTCCACTTGACCAACCTAAAGGATCAGCAAAGTAGTTAAAGCAATGAAATTTTTCGTATAGTTTGTTTGGATTAGTCCAAACTTTGTTTTCGTGTTGATACTTTGAATTGTTAATTTCAGTAACCATCTTAGTATCTACAGCAACAAGATAGTCAGGTCTTAATCCTGATCTGTAAACAGCGTTACAGGCATATAATGTTCCGTGTGCTTTAAGTGGTTCTAAGGGTATAGGTTTTCTTGACGTGCCGTTACCAATAACAAATGCTATTGACATTTTTAAACAGCCTGTTCTGCATTCGCGGCAAGTCCATACATTTGTCTTACGAAATGTAATTCCTTGTCCTGCTCCTCTTTGTGCAAATCAGATGCTTTACGCATTTTGTTTATCTGACGTAATGTTAAACGTGTCTTACGTGTGTCGTCTTTTTTCATAATTGAATCATCAGACTTGGGATCGTAAGCGTTGTTTTCAACTGGCTCCAAAGTTTCTTTATCAAAATAAAATAGTTCACGTAGTATCATGTTAATATTTATCCTTCAGCGCCTGGTACTGGGGCATCATCGCCTGTTACTGTTTCTGGTGGTGTGCCTGCTCCGCCATCTTCTGGTGCCGGTGCGTCTGGATCAACTGCTTCATCTTCCATTCCGCCAAGGTCTGCACTCATGCCTGCGGCACTAACACCTGCTCCACGCATTTCGCCTGCGGCGTCTGTTGGAACTGGAGTTAAGTTTTCGTCATTTTCTTCACGCCAGAACTTTTCGTTCTCTGCAACTTCTTCTGCACTTAGTCCTAAGAAACGTTTAAGTGCAAATCTATTTGACACATAAGGTATAGCCGCCATTTGAGTAAATGTTCCAACTCTTGCATTGTCAAGTTCTGATTGTCTGTAACTTGCAAAGTTTTGTGGTGGTTGCATCCTTAGGTCAAACATTGCTGTGTCAATGTTAATACCTTTTTCTAATAGGTAGCGTTTAAAGTCTTGATTAAATTGTTCTGTTAAAAGTCCTTGTAGTCTTTCGCAATAGGTGTTAAAGCGTAACTCTTGAATGTACGCAGTACCCACTCGCCCATCTTGGAATGCACTAGCACCATCGTCAGGCCCTGTAGGAAGATAAGAACTAGGAATACGCAAACCGCGTACCAACTTATTAGTAAAATATCTAAGATCATCAATCTCTCCTAAGTTTGTACCACCTGGTAGTGTTTCAACTTTAGATCCACGTCCTTCTGCTGTTTGCGGAAAGAAGTAATCTTCGTTAATGCTTAATGGGTTATAGCTAGAGTCAATAACATTATTTCCTCCACCTGTACTACTTGGAATACGTCTTTGGTGTATATCTGTTTTTACACGTTCAACAAATTGCATTGCCAAGTGTGATGGCATATTACCTACGTCAACGTAAAATACTCTACGTTCAGGTGCTCTTTGCACTCTGTAAATAATAATAGCATCTTCTAATAATTCTTTTTGTTTGTATACTTTAAATATACTTTCTAACAAACTGTTACCAAATGGGAAGTTGTTGTCTAACCCTTCTGATAAACTTAGGTGTACAATATGTTCTGCATCAACTGCAAACTCTGATTCGCCTTTTGCAAAACGTCCACCTTGTAATGCTTGGTTAGGTGCACCTGTCATTCCACGTGAGCCACCAGTCATGTAACCTTCGCCACCGCCTGTAACATTACCGTTTGTTTGTAATGGAGTAGTTGCTACGTTTGAAACAAAGTTTAAGTTTACATTTTTAATAACATACTGTTCAGGTTTTTTACCTTCTGATTCGTTAACAATAATCTTTGTAACGTTTGCAGGATCAATGTAATGCCATTTTTTAGTTTCTGGATCTCTAATAAAAAATGCATCACCATACTTGAATACATTACGTAAAATACGAAACATTTTTGTTTCAAAGTTTTGTACTTTACACCACTGTTGTAAGTATAGTTTAAGTGTTTGTACTTCTGTATTAGTTGCATCAGATTTGAAATCCATAACAAACGGACTTCTGTTTGAAGTATTTTTTTGGGTTGTAAATTCTGCTAAAATATCTAATGCGGCATTTACTTCACTATCGTTGTCCATAGTGTTATATTGTCCGTATCTTTCAACACGATTTGGAGAACCTACATATACATCTGGCAAGTAACTTGAATAGTTTGCTTGGGCAGGACCCATACCTTGGTTAGTACTTCCGCCAAGTGGGCTATAACTGCCGTCTTGGGCAGAACCTGTTGGAACTGGCGTAAAATAACGTTTCCAACTCATTATGCCGCTCCTGATATTGCGTTTGTCATAGCTTTTCCACCTTTAGTTTGTTTTTTAAGTTCATCTAATATAAGTGTGTTAGTACTATTTAACTGATTCAGTAAGCTACTCGACTTATCTTGACTCTCATTATTGACATTTAATACTTTAGTAAACGATGCTTTGGTTTCAGCATCCATATTTTTGTATTCTTCGTTGTATTGTCCAATTTGTTTAATTAATTCTTTTAAGTTTTTGGTTACTTGTTTAAGGTTTGCACCATCCATAGTTTCAATATATGCCGCAATGCCTTGTAACCCATCTCCAATAGCTTTAATTCCAGCGGAATCAATATCAGCAAACGCCTCAAGGTCGTCAGCCATATCTTTCATTCCACCATCATTGCCAAACAATCCGCCAATGAATTTACTAAAGCTATCCATAATACCGTCACCGGTAAATGCCGCAATACCTGTTTGTAAACTAGTTAATGCAGGACCCATATCCTTCATTGATTTAGAATCAATACCTTCAAACGATTTAACGCCTGCGGCAATTTTTTCTAATACGCCTTCACTCATAAACGATGCAACAACACCGCCTTTAGCAAGACCCATAATATTATCTGTAAGTGGTTTTAAGGCCCCACCAACGTCACCTAATTTTTTTGAATCAAGGTCTTCAAACTTTTTCAATCCAACTGCAACATTGTCAACAGATGTGGTGATCGAATCTATCAACGCCGCAATTCCAAATCCTGCTACACCTACTCCGGCAAATGCTACTCCAATTGCCAAAACGCCTGGCGTTGCTAATGCTAACGGAGCCGCCATAGCCGCAACAGCCGCTGTGAATCCAATTAATACAGCCGCGGCACCAATACCGCCCCACATTAATGCTTTACCCCACGATTCAAATTTTTCAATTATTGGACCTAATGATTCAAACAATCCTCCCATTAGTCCACTTGATTTCGAACCTGCATTTTTATTATGCTCCGGATGTCCTGGTGGCGGACCTGTGTCAGCACCAAATAATGTTTTGATAGGATTAATAAGATACTTGGTTACTAGTTCACCAATGCTTAACTTGCCCCAATCTTTTTTAAAGTCTTCAACCATTGTACCAAGGTTGTCAAACAATGTTCCTAGTCTATCAACAAATCCCTGAATAGATGTTTGTGTTTCGTCTTTGTTGAACCATGCTGTAAGGTCTGACATTACTTTTTGCAGTTTGTCAAATATACCTGAGTCAAGCAATTTAACTAAGATAGTACTACGTATCTTTTCAATCATACTATCAAAGTCAGTAAGTGTTTTATCTTTAGCCGCAATAGCATCTAATTGTTTTTGTTCTGCATCACTAAGTTTTCCACCAACTTCACCCATTTTTGCTAGTGCTAATACAGCATCATATGTAGTATCACCTAGTGCTTGTGATTGTGCAATTACTGCCGCATTTTCCTTAACAAACCTTTTTGCTTCTTCTACTTGCAAGTTAGTCATCTCTGCAAAATCATCTGCTGATAAAGAACCATCTCTCAATCCTTGTGCCATTGTTGCAAACTCTGGATTAGTTCGTAGCAAACTCTTTCCAAAGTCACTTAATGGAGCACCGTTAGTTGCAATCAATTCTTTTATTGCGTCTTCCATTTCTGGACTTCCGCCTTTGATCAATGCTAAACTAGCATTCATTTGTTCTTGAACGCTAGAATCCATGTTCATGAACAATGCTTGTAATCTCTTATCAGTACTTTGAGCTTTTAATTCTTCTGCGGCTTGCTTTCTAGACATACCTGTAATTTTAGCAAGTGCATCAAGTTGCATAATATAATTCTGTGTGCCTTTAGCAAGACTTCTATCAGAACGATCTTTCAATCTACCTTGAATTCTTTGTAAGTCAATATAGTCAGCTGTAAACTCAGTTACATCTTCCATTGTCATACCTAGTTTAGAAAAATCTGTTTGTGATTGCTGTACATATTTTGAAATTTTAGAAAATCTATCAGCACCTGTAGTTGCACCGCCAAATGCTACTGCTAACATCTGTGAATTTTCTTGTATTGTACCTGCTAAGGTAGCCATGTTTAATCCTGCTTCAGCGGCACGTCTTTGCATTTCAAACATACTAGAACCAAAGTCAATACCTGCTCCAGACAATGATCTGTACATGTCAATTTGATTATCAAGTACATTCAGCATTGTTTGGCCAAACTGACCAATCACGCCGCCTACAATAGGAAATTTTGATATTAGTCCTGTAACATGCTGTCCAAAGTCACTTATTCGATTACCGCCAGCAATTAGTTCTTTACCAAGACCACCAAATGTTTGGATAGTATTACCTATTCCGCTGAATAGTCCTAATGAGTATCTATCAAATGCTTTTGCAGTATTTCTAACTCGTTCTGAAAGTTTCTTCTGTGCTTTGGTTGCGTCTTTCTTAGCTTCAGTACCTTCTGCTGTAGCCTTGTTATCTTCTTTAGATATAGCAACGCCTTTGGTTTTGACGTCATTTGCCATTTTTTCAGTGGCCGCACCACCGCCCTTGGAGCCTTTTTCCATTAGTGCAACTAGACGTTGGAGAGTAGCTTCACTAGCCGCATTGCTAGTAACTCCATCCATTCCACCGCCTCTGTATGTGACATCAACCATTTATTAAGTACCTATATAACTCAGATTCATAAATATACTATATGAACACTTATTATTTATCCGGAGAAAAACCATGCCAGAAATAGAGAGAAGCGGAGCCAATCCGTTACAGAAGTATTTTAGGCAACCAAAAATTTACATTAAGTTGCCAAGCAACGGCAGATGGTATCCTAATGGAAGTTTAGAAGTAACAGACAATATGGAATTCCCTGTTTATGCAATGACGGCAAGAGATGAACTTATGTTTAAAACTCCTGATGCATTACTTAACGGTCAATCTACAGTTGATGTTATCCAAAGTTGTGTACCTAATATTAAAAACGGTTGGGACATACCAACACTTGATATTGATACACTATTGGTTGCTATTAGAATTGCCACATACGGGGAGAAATTAGAATTAACTTCTAAAATCCCAAATACAAAACTAGAACGTAAATTTGACCTAGACTTAAGAGTAGTACTTGACAAGTTTCAAAATGTTGCGTTTGATGATACTCTTACAATAGACGAGCTTACCCTTACAGTAAGGCCGCAAACGTATCGTGAGTTTACAAAAGTTGCAACTAAGACTTTTGAAGAACAGCGTATTGCTTCAGTCATACAAGAAGATGATATGACAGAAGAACAAAAACTAGAAATCTTTAATCAAGCATTCCAACGCTTAACAAGTATTACAGTTGATATGGTCATGCAAGGAATTGTATCGATCCAAACAGGTGAAGATGTTGTAACTGACAAATTACACATTCAACAGTTTATACAAAATGCAGACAAGAAGTTTTATTCTTCTGTTGTTGAAAGTATGGAATCACAAAAGAAAAAGTTTACGTTAGAGCCAATCACAGTTGACGCAACAGAAGAAGAAATCAAAGAAGGCGCACCTAAGCAATGGGAAATGCCTGTTTCGTTTGATCAATCAAATTTTTTCGTATAAGGATAGCTTCTAAGTCTCTAGAGGATATCCTAAGACTGGTCGACAACCTAGAAAACGAGACAAAAAACATCAAGATGGAACTTGCACGCCTGTGTTGGTACATGCGTGGTGCAATTAGTCTTGAAGAAATGTATCAAGTGGGTCCTGAAGATAGAGAAATATTCGCTAAACTAATTAAAGAAAACTTAGAGACTGCTAAAAAGACTGGGCAACCGTTCTGGTAGGATTTAGCAGAAAATCAAATAAAATATAACCCACGAAAATAATGCTCCTTTAGCAAAGGCTGTCCACATCATTTGATAGTCGGATAGCTTTGTGCATTTTTGGAAATCATGTATATGTTGTTCGTGCCAGTTAATTAGATTTTTTAAATACTGTTTCATTTTGCAATTAACATCTGTCGTACTTGTTTCTGCACACCTGCTTTAGCAATTCTTGTTGCTAAGTCTGGCAAATCAACTGTGCTACCTTGCGATGTAGTACTACCACCTACTAGGTCTTGTTTGATACTGTCTGTATTTGCACCAGACTGTTTAATTTTTTGTGCTAGTGCTTTAACATTGCTTTGTGTAGGTGTAGCTGTGTTGCTACCCGGTTTTTTAGGCGTTGTTGGTTTACTAGATGGTTCTTGTTTGCCTGGTTTAGTTGGAGCGCCTTTAGTATTTGTACTGTCTAAGTTCTTTGCACCTGTGTTTGTAGGCTCAGCTTGAGCAGGTTCTGCTGGTGCTTTAGTTGGTTTAGCTGGTGTTTGTGTGTCTTTTGTATTATCACTTGCTGTTGACGCTTGTGTTGCGTCTGCGGCACCATCTGTAGGTGTTTGTGCATCAGCTTTAGTTACTTCGTCTGGACTAATTGGTGCTTGTGTTGATCCTGCAATACTGCTTATCTGATCGTTAGTTAATCCTGCACCTGATAAAATATTTACAATGCTACCGGAATCAGTTGGTTCACCCATCTTCTTCCAATCTTTATTAAGTTTGTTAGCAGTAACTTTGTTACCTACATCTTTAGCACCTTGCTTAACTGCACCAACTGCTCCTTTGGCACCTTTAGCAACTGCTCCCGCACCTTGCTTAACTGCTCCTGCGGCTTTACTTGCAACTTTACCTGCACCACGTTTTAGTTTAGCACCTAGTGAATTAGGATTGTCTAATGGTAGTTCTTGTTGTGCTGGATCTGCTTCTTGTAAGTATTCGTTAAATGCATCTTCATAATCAATTGATTCTGCTTTATCTCCTACTGCTCCAAAGTCTGAAAGTTTTTGACTCTTGTCAAAGTTTTTATCTACAGGTGTTGCATCACTTCCGCCTTTAAGATCAAGTTCCAGTTGTTTCATTTCTTCTGGTGCAACAGGTTTAACTTTGTGCATTTCTTTTTTAGCATCATCAACTGTTGCCGCCGCACCTTGTGCCGCCGCCGCTATTGCTCCGCCTGCATCGTTAACTGCCGCTATTGCTTTGTCGCCATCATCAAGTACAGCAATTACAGCATCTATCTGATCACTTGTTAACGCATCTTTTGGAATGTCTTTAATAGCAAGTGCTAGTGTTGTAAGATCTGAGTTTGCTGTTTGTGTTGCAGAAAGAAATTCGTGCAGTTGTCCTGCCGCTTTATAATACTCTGGCGAAAATACTTTTACTGACTGTGTTGCCGCTACTAAATCTTTATATTGTGCAAGTTCGTCTGGTTTAAAAACTGTGTGGTAGTTGTAAAAGAATCCGTTAATGTTACCTGATGATTTATGAAGCATTGCACCGTCAAGTACACCTTTATCAAATCCTGCATCAGCAATAGCACCGTCAACTGCCTTTTCAAAGTTTGCATCTTCAAACCCTTTCATCATAGCATCTGCTTGAGCTTCATCTGCAAGTGCCATGTTGGCCATAATGTTATCTGACAAGTATCTAAAGCCTGCTCCAACAAGAGCACCATATGCCGCTGTTTTAACTGACTTACCAACTGCTGTTGAAAGTTTTTCACCTTGTAATAAATCTTTAGTACCACGTAGTACTAGACCTGCGGCCGCACCACCTAGTGGTCCTCCTGCAAATGCCGCAATGGTTGTTAGTATACCTACTGCTAGTGTTGCCTTACCTGGATTAGCTTTTGCCCAATCACTAATTTTATTAACGCCTGCAACAATTTTACTGTCGCTTGAACCAATTTTCTTTTTAAGTTCTTCAAACTTCGCATCAGCATTTTTAACTGGGCCTGCGTTTTGTGCTAGTCTGCCTAGCTCATTAATTTTTGCATCAACTTTCTTAGCTAGATCAACGGGTAACTTAGCCGCCGCTCCAACTTTAC